AATGAAGAGTTTTTGGTCTAAATCAGAATATAACTTTCTATCCTCAAATCCTGGGAGTATTTGCTTCTTGTGTTTTTTTTGAAACTCTTGTAAGAATAGAATACTCAGGTTTTAATTTGTTGATCCACTTGCATGTTCTGCAGTATCCGTGCTAGAAAAAACAAGTTCGTCTGGTTGATTAGGTGCTCTATAAGAAGTGATGCCACTAAATCCTCTTACACAACCAGTAAAGGAATTTGTAGTGATACCAGTGTATGTGATGATCTCAGAGTCAATCTGTATGACCCCGTATTGACTTGGGAATCCCTCTGTGGAGTCAGTCCTGATAGTTGTATCGAAAAACGAAATAGAACTGCCTAGAGACGCTTGTGTGACTAGGTTAGTAAGATTGTCAACCTTTACATATTGGTCAATATTATTAACAATGTTCGCTGGAAGACTTTGGGAGTCTTGTGACTTGTAATAACTTTCTAGAAACTCTGAAGCAAGAGGATAATTGTCTCTTACCCAGGAAGGCAGCTGGCTCTCGACGACCGTGCTGATTTTGACCCTTTGATTGACCATGATTTATTTTTAGTTTCTGATAAGTCTGCCAGTTTTTCCACAACTTGCTGTTGCAACAAAGTTTGATCCAGAGATATCTGCACCAGACGCTATGTTGTCAGCTAACATATTGATTGTGCTATTATTAATATCTAGTTGCAGATATAACTCCTCTTTTCCGATGACATCATTGGAAGAAGGCTCAACCGAGACCTCAATAATTGGTCCTTCAGCGTTAGTTTTTGATGTTGATTGAATCTTAATTGGGTTAAGTTTAACTTCACCCTTAACATAATCAACAGTTCCAATATTTTTAAGCAAAATAACTGCTTCAGTAGTGGTATCAACCTTAAACAAGAAGATTGAGCCAGTCTTTAAATCTGCATTTGGCATATCTGAGAAATAAACCGTATCTGAGATACCAGTTACAGTAAATCCCGAAGTTTTGATGTTATATCCAGTTGGATCAACACAGAATGAGTTACCAAAGCAAATCTCATACTCAGCAAAAGATCTCAACACAGGTGCCAAGTCTCTTCTCATTTCAATAGATGTAATATTTGAGGTAATTGAGTCATCCGAGTCATCAACGACCTTCGTAAACTTACTATATCTAAATTTGGCACCATATTTATTCAATTCTGTAGAATCTGCATAATCCTCTATGTTTTTTGTAATTGCTGCCTTTACAAATGCTGCATTTGGTGCAAGAGATGGATCATAATATGCAGTTGTATTAAATTCAACGTAAGTATACTTCGTATCAAGGATAATTGGACGAATTCCAGAGATTTGATATTTCCTAAGTTGATCAATTAGGTTTTCTTTGACCGAGTTAGACAAATATTGACCATTAACTGGTTTAATTGATATAAAAACACGTCCATATTGTGGTGGATTTAGTACTTCACCACCAAAAGCAGAGATTGATTCAACTTCTCCATAGATTTGGGGGATAATTGCCTCATAATCCATCGCTGTAACTGCTCTGTCGGCCGCGGCGTAACTTTTTGGAGCAAATTTTCTGATGGAATCGACCGATTCGATCTCTTGTCCACCCGAAGATGGAGAATTCGTGGTCAATGCAGAGATGTCAGACGTTATAACGGTTGCATTATTGTCTAAAATACGTCCAGCATAACTGAAAGATGAGACATCATTGCCGTTTTCGCCACTTGAGACAGTGTAACTGACGGTAATGTAGTTGTTATTGTCTAATTTTCTACCAAAAACTCCATCTCCAAAGAAAAGTTCATATCTTTCGCCTGCAATTTCTTGTAAGAAGTAAACATTTGACGTTGAAGTGACCTGAAACAGGTCATTTTTCTGAGTGTACTTGACAAATGAGTTACTTTGAGACGTTGGATAAACTTTTACGTCAAGATTTGACGTATCAATGTTAGGATTTCCAAGTTCAAACTTTTGATTTGGAATATTTACGTCAACAGTAAACGCTTCAGTGACGTAATTTCCCTCATAAATCGTAATATTGTCGAAAGTTGCAACTCCATTTACCACTGGAACGGTAATATCTGCTGGAATTGTGAATACAAACGACTCATTTCCAAATTTTTGCGATGAAGTTGCAACAACACCCGCTTTTAGAGTCAAAGTGAGGGGTGAAGATGGCAATGCGGTAACATCAACAAAGAAAGATATATTTGCTTTTGCAGATCTTCGTGATCTTGGTAGATATCCAATGTTTCTTGCAAGAGAAACTACGTTTTCTCTCAACGTAGCACTATCAATGAACACCTCATTGCTGAGCATGTTCGCATTAAATGACGTTAGATACGTATTATACGCAAGCGTGTCGATAATGACCGAGAGATTTGATCCCTCAAAGTCATAATCGGTAAAATTTGAGTTAGATTTGATATAATCCTTAATGGATTGTTTTATTTGATCAAAATCTAAGTTAGCGAACTTAACTAGAGGCATTTATATCTACCTTGTTTTGGTTAATGGAAATGACAGAGATTGTGCTGGTGCATCGATACCAACAATTTCGTAATTGACTGTCATATCAAAGGCATTATCATCAGGTCTTGGATCAACCTTGACTTCAATGAGTCTTACTCTTGGTTCATACGTGTTGATTGTATTCTCAGCCGATGTTTTAATTTGAGTTGCAGAGATAACGTCAATTTGTTCAAAAATTGACTCATAAATCCCAGATCCAAGTTCAGGATTGAATAATCTTTCACCTGGAGTCGTTAAAACCAAATTTTTAATCGACTGAGCAATCGCATTCTCATTTTTCAATGGAATGAGGTCGTTCGTCAGCGGATTCTCCTGAAAGGACATACTGATGTCCTTAAATCCGATAGATGTACGTTGGGCGACCTCAACAGGCATGGATATGAGATGGAGACTCTTTCTGCCTTATTTATTAAGGTAGATTATAGTTTTTATTCGTAAAGTGGTTCTGTACCATATTCCCAATCATCATAATCGGAATCATTACGAATCTGAGCATGTAAATCGTTTTGTTTCTTTAACCTATTCTCTTTTGTCAAATCGTCACCTACAACCTCTCTTAATTCTTGCTTCTCTTCTTTTTGTAAGTTGCCTGACCAGTAATCAGTAATCAAATTTGTTGTTCCCCACATTTTATACATGTACTCCTTATCTCTATCAGGATCTGGGTGCATTGCCATCTGTTTGGTCCTCTGTTTGGTTAACAGAACTTTTTTCGGGGTTGCTATCCCGCTCTTTAGATGTTTTCCAAAAATACTCGTCCTCACGTCCCATACCAAGTCTGTCGAAACCATTCTCTACAGAGTAATACTCAGTAGATACTTTAAAGTCTGGTTTCTTAGGTTCTGTAGGTGTAAGACTATTGTCAAAGATACGGATTCGATTATTTGGATATAATGCAAATTGACCGTTGTCCAACTCAATCAAATTGTGAGATTTATGCTCAGCAGGATTTTCGCTGGTTGCATAGTCAACAACATCTGGATCTTGATGATAGTTATCAAGAGTGCATATATATGTGCCCTTCATAATACCATGATCACGAGTATAGCACTCATAATCCATTGATCCAACGAATTGTTTCTGTACTGCAACAACTCCATAATCCATACAGTTCCAAAACTGTAAATTTGGCAAATTTAAATCGGGAGAAGGTGTCTCTGGTCGTGCAACGAACGCTGAAATTGGCAATTTATCGTACATTGCAGCATACTCTGGTAAGTATGTCTCAAAGTAGAATGCACGACCTGGGATACTCTTTGCAGAGACCCATACTCCCTTTTCAAATTCACCGTGACCAGATTGGTGATCAGTCAGATATTCCTTTCTGACCCATACTTCAACAGAAGGAAGATTGCAAATTAGTGCAGGCATGATAAACCGATTAACTATATTAATTTATATAAAAAAAGACCCTCCCGAAGGAGAGTCCTTATATCAACCGCGACCTTGACCGCGATAACGTTTGGTCTTCGCATTTCGACTGGAAGCAGCATACTTGGTATGTTGTCCCGATCCATGACGAGTCTTCTTGGGTTTAGACTCAATCATCTGACTGCCCGTCAGGGACTTTTTGATCTTTGCCATTAATCCTCTTGATAAGAAATAACGAAACCAGCACCAGAACCTAAAATACCAACCCAAGCCAGTTTTTCAAGAATATCAATCTTAGCTTCATGAGCTTTGATACCAATGAATAAAGATACAAAGAATATCAATAAGAATTTAAGAGGCCACCAATCAGTTGTGTATCGAGTTTCATATTCAATGATGTGTCGGCTTCCACAACGTGGACAATTTAAAGAACGATTCTTTCCCCTTGGATGCCAAGTGTATTCACACTCACCACATCCATTCTTTGGTCGGTAGGTCATGCCTGTCTCATTTGTACCCATACATCATACTAAAAAAGGTGGGTCCTGTCAAGGAACCCACCTGAGAATCAGATAACTCGTGTCTTCTCGTGACCAACACGAATACGAGGATCACACCAGATCTTATAACCAGCATCAATTGCATCGAG